TTTGTCCTGTTACCGAAAGCACTTGCTCCCATAATGTGTCTTCGTTGCCGTTAGCATCCAGTTCGTATAACCATACGTCTGATTGGTTAATTGTAGATACGTTAATATTTACAACACGGTTTGGAATACCATCTGTCACGCCGAAGTCGACGTTAGACAATGTGCCTTGCTTGAAATATGTAAAGTAACCAGTGTTGATACTACTGTTACCTAAGTTATCATTGCGATAAAGGATGTTTAAATCGTTGTCTATCTTTGGTGCTTTCTCTTCCCAGAATTCGCTTTGTTGTGTTGTAACAGATGCGATTTCAAATTGTGTTTGAATGCCGTTAACAACGTTTGTGTATGGGAATATTGGTAGTGTTCCATCTTCTGTATTAATAGTATATTCGTCGGTCGCGATGCCAGCGATTGTTGTGCTGCTAGATGGCTTGCCTATTTTTTGGCTGCTTTCGAAAGATGCGTTTAACAGGATGTTAAACTGTTCTTGCCAGTTTGGGTTATTACCATCGTTAAAGATAATGCGAGCGTTGGACAGATCAAGACCGTTACTATCGTTTAGAAATTCTGTTGAAGTTAATTCGGTAATCTTTAAAAGGCCGGACGCTGGGTTGCTACGCTTAGGCGCGTAACTAATTAAACGTGCTAGACGTAATACACTTTCGCGACGTTCAGCTGTGTCAATGAAGTTTTCACGAGTGTTAAGGTCGTTTCTGTATGCTAGGTTTTGTCCTAGTGTAGCAATTAAGTCAATAAGCGCAATATATTCTGAAGATTCAATATAGTCGTTGAAATCTTCTGGGTAGTATAAACGCAGATAATCGATCATTGCTTTTCGAATTGTTTCAAAATCATAGCTTTGGAAATCAGCATCCTTAAATGATTGGTATACTTTACTCCAATCTTCGGCTACTAATAAGCTGGTTTGTCTTGTGGAAATCGGCATAGTTTAATTATTCTCTGTCTTGTTAGCATATTTATCTTTGGTAATTATATGCTGTTATAATCGATAAAAAGGCCTTGACATTTCAGTTGAAAGGCTGTATAATAGCATAAATACTACTATGGTAGACGGTGCGGATTACAACAAAGTACTAGAAATCACAGGAAAAGCAGACAATATGGGCTTGGTTATTATTGCGCCGTATTTTAAGCAATCTGTGATTGAACACGTGAGAAAACCGGACGATCTATTCAAAGTTAAAATAAATGAAATGCGCTATCCTACAATTAAAAATGCGATAGTACATCGAGGTACGTTTATATCCGTAGAAATGTTTATTACGGGCGCTTATTTTATACACGAATCGTTACTGGATTTGGGCGTCATATCAGAAGATCAAATTTTGTCTGCGGCACAACAATTTATATTAATGGAAACAATTCGACATTCGGGAGAGTAATGAAACTCTTAGCACTGGCACTGTTTATAGCACTAACAATCGCAGGCTGTCAATCAGCCAACGTAGCATTTAACGAGCATTATGAAGGCGACGACTTCATGGTTAACTATGAGTATAGCGATGGCAATGTCCGCGAGGATCTGTTAGGCAATTGGTTTCTTGTTCGCGCCGAAGAGCATTGGAATGGCCGCGATGAAATAATTAAAGGCGGTCCATACGAAGGCGAGGTTGAGTGCTTGTTACAGTTACATCATAAATACGAACCAGACGATGGCTACATATGTACAGTATTAAAATAGACTGGAAACAATTTGCGCGGCAGCATTACTGGATTGGCTATTATTATTGGAATTCCTGTTATGACCACAAGCATTATAAAAGTAACTGCGAAGAATGTAATAACGGTGAATGGAGATGGATAGCGACTGAAAATAGCGATGCGTCCGCCCTTTCATATAAACATCTTGGCATATTTAAAATGCCGATGAACAATGTAGTCTGGACTGATGATCTTCGTGATTAAAATAGATATCAAGCAGTTTATACAAGACCGCTTGTGGTGCGGATGGTGGTACGATGCCGTACCGACTCGCGGATCAGCGCATTGGAGATTTGAACGTCATCCTGCTGTTCGTTTAATCAGCATTATGAAACTTAAAAAGGCTAGACGCCTGGCATACGAACATAATCACAATTTAAACTGGGATAGCCGCAAGGATCCAATAAATTATGATTAAGATAGACTGGATACGGTTATTGCGAAACTATGTTATCTTTGGATATTACTTAGAGATGTATATTACCGGTCAGATTGTTATGACAGACGGAAAGATAACTGAGGGGAAGATCGCTACTGATCGTAAATACCATATTAAAAAGTTTCCTACACATAAAGAAATAATACCACCGTGGCATAAGTGTTGGAAACGGTATGATTAAAATAGAATTTAAAAAATGGTTATTTAACACCAAACTAATGAACTCTTCGTTTGTCAGAGACCGCTTATGGTTTGGCTGGTGGTGGTGCCATATATGTTCTGCGCATCAATTAAATGATTCCACTTGTCCATTATGCGATGCAGGGCATTGGACCAGAGTTCCAGCTGGCAAGATACCACTGGCAATGCCGAGATGGACATTCGGAACTCGACTGATTAAAAAGCTATGATTGATATAAACTGGCATAAATTTTTCAAAAACCATATTGTATTAGGGTTTTGGATATTTAAAGACTCGCGCGGATGGGAAGCACATTGGCAAGTTGGTACTGAGAATTACGGTAATATTCCATGGCACAGATGCTGGAAATGGAACGAATGGGAATAATGAGCAAACTAACAAAAGAACAAAGAGCATTCTGGGACACGTTAAAGTTTTCGTATGACAAAAGCGATATACTGCGCACGAACCCACAGATACTAAAGCATATTATTATCTCAAAGCAAATAGGCAAAATAACCGAGCCGTTAGCTGAGTGTATTGTTTATATAGCAAATAGATATGTTAATAAGCCACAGTTTCATAGTTTCACATACAAAGGAGATATGGTTTCGTACGCGATATTAATGGCATATAAAAATATTTTAACGTTTAAGCCCGAGAAAAGCGATAACCCATATGCTTACATTGTAACAATGGTTAATGGCGCGTGTCACCATATTATTGGTAAAGAACACAGAGAAGCGGGTATTAAAAAAGATATGTTAGAAGAAGCAAAACAACTGGCGGAAGACAATGTCAGAAACTAAACAACAAGTAACACAACGAAAGATTCGTAACGGTTTGCGTAAGCAAGCTGAAAAGATATGGGCTGAGAAAATGGAAATGTGGGAGATATTAAAGACTGACCACACTGTTCCTAAATATACCGGCGGCAGAACTAAAGGCGGCGGTTATTATTACTGCCCATATATTCCTATTCTTAGCGTAACTCGCGGAGTAGAACCAGTTAAAAAAATGACATTCACAAAAAATGTTTGGACAGGAGACACAACAGCATGACACGATTTGAAACATTAGGCTATGAAGCCTTTAATAAAGGGATTAAAGATTCTCTTAAAGATCCAGGATTCGGTCTAGCAATGCTAGACTACGATGAAGACGATTATCATATCGATCCATCCGACGACTGGAACCAAGGGTGGCTACGTGCTGCCTATGAAAACAAAGAAAAAATTGATAAAGCACGAGGAATATCATGAACACACACAATCCCGATAGCTGGGTAATAATTAAAATCAGCGGGATAGAAGAGAAAGACTTCTATAAAGTATTAGCTGGCTGGTCCGGCGGATACTTAGACGGTGATAGCTGGAGAATGAATTCAGGTATTGACATAATTGAAGACGACGGCGAGTATTGGAACTTTGTCGGTTCATCCGGCAGTGTATATCGTTGCCACAAAGAAGGAAACCAGATGCGTATGTCAATGGCTGGCACCTGGAACCAGTTATCCACAAAATACCCCGACAATGTAGAACTCGTTGAAATAGACGAAGTCATTGCGGCGTTAGATGGTTAAAATAAACTTTAAACAATGGACAAGAGACCACTGCTGGTTTGGGTGGCATTATGCTCCTTTAATAATAGGCACCGGCGTCGAGTACCGTTGGATTCGAATCCTTAGCCCGTGGTTCAGACGAAGAATTGTAAGATTAGGAAGATGATTAAAATAAACTGGTTCTTGTTCTTCCGTCATCGTGTTATATTTGGCTTTTACGTTAAACGTAAAACAATGGTTACTAACACTGGCGTTTTTATTCCCGGTGGTCCATGGAGACCACACTGGCGCTGGAACTGGGGCGACAAATTCGAATGGAAGATTAAATCAAGGCGCAAACAAGTTCCATGGCACAGATGCTGGTACTGGGGCGAAGTACATAGATGATTAAAATAGATTGGACACAATTTGTATATGATCATGTGTGGTTTGGCTACTACGTAGATTGTCATCCCAATGAAGGCTGGTGTAAAGAGGACTGGAGCAGTAGACCAACCCAATGGCATGACCGACTTTGGCCCGTAAGACGTTACGGACAGCCATACCCAACATGGTGGTTTATACTGTGGGGCATCCTGGTCGAACGCGACGAAAATGGCAAATTAATAAATGATTAGAATAGACTGGAAACGCTTTGTACAATCGTGGGTGTGGTTTGGTTGGTTTAAAACTGAGAACCAGTGGAAATGGCACCGAACAGTGAACAAGTACTACTGGTACAGAATTATGACAATAGACGCCGCAAGGATGTTCGAGAAACGTAATCAAAAATACAGGAGCGCCAGAGTACAATGATTAAAATAAACTGGAACAAATATCTAAAACACAGATGCTGGTTCGGCTGGTATTGGATCGGTGTGAAAGATTATCCAAATAATGGTTATTGGGGATATTCGCATACGCTTAAAGACAAGTTAATACCTTGCTTCCGCCGCCCAAAAGAATGTGATCAGTTTATATATGATTAAAATAGATCTCAAACAGTTTATACATGATCGCGTGTGGTTTGGCTTTGTTTACTTTCGTAATACTCGGGATTTTCTCTTCCTAGGATGGGGCATGTTCTTTATTCCTATGCGTCTGCGCACACAAGCACCACCGAAATGGTACTTGAAAACATTTAACATAGAATACTTTTAATGCTTAAAATAGACTGGAATAAAATATCGTACGATTATGTTTTCTTTGGTTGGCTACGCTTTCCAGGCCAGCACTGGTCCAGGCTGTCTGATTCAAAGCACCATTGGATTATTCAAGATAGGAAAGCATGGAGAATCCGTTGATTAAGATAGACTGGCAAAAATTTATGTATGGCCACGTATGGTTCGGTTGGGCTTGGATTCACGTTGATCGCGAGGCAATTGGTATTGATGCCCCGATGGACTGGTATAGAATCGGAGTTGAGGACACTTATTGGAAAATTATAAGATTAGACAAAGAATGCCGAGCAAAGCTTGACCATACCTATATAAATGTCAATGATTAGATACTTGTCATTAACTGCGATTCTTGATTAAACTGAATATACATAGCTTCAGCAATATTCTGATTCACAAAATATAAATCCATTTCAATTTGAAAGCCCTGCTGGAACTGTTGTATTGTAATATCTTTAACGTTTACTCTTGGCTCAGCTTCTAATATGCGCTGCGCATCATGTAAAATAGCTTCTCTTAATTCGTCTGACATTCCTTCAAATATAAGTTCCCATATAATCGATCCAAATCCTGGATTATTAAGACGCTCACCTCTGCGGGTTTGGAAGTGATTTAGGATGTCACGTTTGATTAGTTCCGTGTCTTCCAACTTCCATCTATTTTGTAAACCTATTGTGCTAAAACCTTTAAAGAATGCCATACTGTATTTATACTCCTTTTGACGGTGTTCCAGTAGCTGAAACTAATGGTATAACTACTAGCGAATTGGATGGTTCGTGTGTAGGAATTTTTGGTATTATTGTTTGCGCTGTTGACGTGCTTGCGGTCTCGTGCTTCCAAATGTCACCAATTTTTGCGGTGTCTAATATGTCTACTAGCGTAAACGGTACTGGTACTGTTGGTGCTATTACAGAACTTGGCGCGCCGGGTGATCCGGGCGGTCCGCTGTTCAATCCAATGGATGGCGCTTCAAACATTAAGTCACCGCCTGCTTTCCATCCGCTGGCTGCTCCAGCATCAAAGTTCATCGACGCGCCTGCAGCCATGCCAATGCCTGCGCCTGCTTGAACATTAGTATCATCTGCTGACTTAATGCCTATCGCAGCGGTGGAGTCTATAGCAATATCATCTGCTACTGCCAAACTGTAGTTTGACAATATATCGATTTGTGTACTGCCAGTAACTGTTTTATGATAGCGTCCTTGTATGTCAACATCTTTGTTGCCAACAACAATTTCTTCTCTATTTACATCTACTTCGGTTTTCTGATTGCCTCTTACTTTTAGATTGTAATCGCCATTTACTTCTGTGTTCATATTCCCGTCGACTTTTAAGTTGAAATCACCTCCAGTGCGTATTGAAATGTCCGATTCGGAATAGATAAACATTTGTCCATCGTTAGTAAGTTCGATCCAATTTTTACCTGTTGAGGTAGAAATGTACATCATGCCAGTAGTGTCATCCATAATAATCTGGTGACCTGCTGCAGAACGTATTTTAACACGGCGCGAGTTACCATTTACATCGCCGTCGTCCATAATAAACTGGTGCCCGCCTTTACGACCGTTTACTACTTTTTCTTTTATTTTTGTAACGTCTACCGCAGGCGCTTCGCTTACTCGCTGTAGTAAATCGTCTGTTGCTTGGTCTATATATGTTCTGCCGGGTGTTGTAATACCAAATGCTCCCGCCGGTGTTTCTCGTGTTGTAGTTGCGCCGTCTATGCCACGAGAAGTATCTGCTAACAAGCCTTGTTCAGCAAGAATTTTTGTTTGTATGCGATGTGGTGGCTTTGGGAACTCTAATATATTTGGGCTTACTAATGATGCTAAGTCGCCGGCATTTATTTCTACACCTGGAATATAACTAGGGTTATAACCGCTTATAAGCGCATCGACTTGTGCGTCCGGTGCTATTTTGGTTTTCTCTACACCACCAGAACTTCCTAATTGGTTATGCTCTACTACTGGAGGAAGACACGCTATCCAATAACCGTTGTTAGCGTTACTCGCTTCGAATACTACAAGTACTCTGACACCAACATCTGGTGGCGTAAACCACATACCGTATGAGTGACGTACTGTTTCAAATGTAAGCTGCGTATTGACATCTCTATTAGGATTTATTTGTAAGTTGGTGTGGCCCGAGAATGGTGATGCGTATTGAACGATTTTTTGGTTATTTGTGTTGTCCGGGTCGCCGCCTAAATGTGGGAAATATACTTGTAATCTTCCGGAGCGTGTTGGATCTAATACGTGCTTAACGATGCCAACAAACGGCCCAGAATCCATACGGACGCCGGACGCATCTTCGGTTCTTACGTCCTTTATTACCTTGTGACCTTGTTTTCTATTGATTGCCATTATCTTCTTCTATCTGCGTTGAGTGGTGTTGTGCTGCCTAAACTTACAATATCGTCGGACGAAACGGGCGTTGCTATTGCGCTATTTTGAATCAAGCTTTCATCTACTAGAGCAAATTCTCCCGCGTCAATTGGTGTTCGACCAGCTCCGAAGTCGCCGGCTAATTTCTGCGCTTCGTCTACTGATTGCGCGGCAGATTCTGTAACACTGCTAATAGCATTTGATGCCGCTGCCTCCGCATCAAAATCACCAAATTCACCAAAACCCGAACCATCTGCGCCGAACGATATTAGATTGCTATCTAATGTAGTGTCAGATTCTGTATCGTCGGTCTCTTGTGTATATGTTCGCACGACAACTAGCTTTTGTGTAAATGTGCCGGCCGTAAATTCACTGTCTATCATCATAATTCTGTAGAAGCCATCAAACGTACTTTTACGGACAAAGCCAGTATCGGGTATTTGTCTACCTTCTACACGTAAGCCAGTTTCGTGATCAATGTCATCAAATGCTTTAAATCTTAATCGAAGATACATATCGCCCCTGTCTTGCTTGATCGCACCGTTATCCGTGTACGCATCGTCACTATCATCGTCTGTCGCATACAAGATATCGTCTTGTTTAATAAAATCAGGATCTCCTAGTATTGTTAAATCTAGTGTTATCATGTCACCTGCCGAATCCTGCATAATAGATTTCATTAGTGCGGAGGCTTTTAACTTTTTAATCTCTTCTTTACTAGCCGTACCGATGCTCTCTGTTACTGGTCTTGCTTCCAGCGATGCCATTGTAAGAGGATCTAATTGCTGTGCTGGGCAATCGCCTGGATCAGTACCCACTTTCTTTTTGTTATTGCCTGATGGAGTTCCTTCAGAAACTGATTCAGTATTAGATGCTACATTATTATAAAATGCTAGATCAAATTTGACATCTAAATCCAGTATGTCTTGGTTATTACCGGTAAACAAGTAGTCATATTCTTTAGCAATATTTTCAATTTCAGAGCGACTTATATACGGACTTTGTTGTCCGGCTGATTCATACGGTGATACAATATATGTTGCTTGATAAGCATGTCTGTTTGCTTTTTCGTCATATTCTAGCATTGTATATCTTGCGGTTATTTTAGGTGTAACAAGTTTATTTTTCGCTATTGGACATTTGCTGCTAGCACCTGCTCTGCCTTCGGCCGCTGAAAACGATTCGGCGGCGTTAGATTGTTCTATTCTTTTATTTTCCTCGATTTGCTTCGTCATAAAAGTACTTTGTGTTACCATATCTCTTATAATAGAAATTATAGACGTGCCCGCATGAAAACCGTATGTTGGTTTAGTGACCGCTGGTCTGGATGGGTTATTAAATTCGCCTGTCTCGGTGATCATACCAACCTTTGAAAGGTTTGCTACTTCTAATTTGTGCTCCGCAATATCTGGATGTACCTTAATAACAATCCTATCTGCTGCGTTTCTTGCCGGGCCTTCTGATTGTCCGTCTGTGCCGCTAGTATTTGCTAATCTGCGGTGGTAACCATTTACAGCCTCTGCTAAACCGCCAATTGTATTGTTACCGTCTCCTACCGGAATTGGCTTACCGTTGAAAAATTCACCTAATGTACCAGCAGCAACTTCAACCGCTTCTGGTATCGCGGTAACTGTTTTCATGAATGTCATGTGATTCATAGGAATGCCAGTACATTCATATTTAGAGCCTGCGCCATCAATTGCAAATTTCATGTATGTTAATTGGAATGGAATGTATCGGGTCGTCAATGGCACTACGCCAACTTGCTGACCAGCATCATTGTAACCAATGAATTCTATTTTAAAGATGAATGGAATTTTTATATAGTTTGGGTATCCTAACTTGTTAGCCAATGCTATTAATCTTTCAATTAACGATACGGCATACGGTTCGTATATAATAAATGACAAGCCGACTGTATTAGATCCGTTGCCTTGTGCTGAGTTTCCTATTATAGTGGTCATCTTTAAATCTTCCACGTAGAAATCTTCTTTAAAAATAGGATCTCGTTCAACGCCGTCAACGGCTTTACCGCCGCCCGAACCCATCATCATCGTCGTAATTTTTGGGGTGCCGCGTTTGAACTCTGCATCGGATGTTACTTGGTGATCTCGTATGTCCTGTGCGCCCAGTGTTATTCTATATGTGTGAGTAGCAAAGTTATGTAAGATGTTTTGAGATGGGTCTAATTTAGGAGCAATGTTAGTATCGACGTTTATCGGTAAATTACCTAATAGTCCGCCAATGCCAAATTGTTCTGCTATGTCGTCAATTGAAAAGTTACTGCCAAACACGTTGGATAGAGAATCAGGAAGTCCTGATATGCTTAAGTCTCCAAATGGACTTGGTTGTCCTGCTAAACTAAACACGCTGTCTGTATTAATACCAGATGTTAAACTAACGTCCGGGATGGCTGGCAACGGCGAGTTTACGTCAATGCCTATGTCGGTTATTGATTCTGCTGCGCCCGTTTGTTGGGAAGCAGAATTTATGCCTGGGGTCGCAAGGCCATTAATCGACGTCGCGGTCAGTGATTCGTCTACTAGAGTTTGAACACCATTCGGGCCAGTATTAAAGTTAGATGGAATTTGTGGCATGTTACAGTCCTAAGGCTGCTTTCAGAGTCTGCTTTGTTGGTAAAAATATTTTATTGCCAGTGACAAAATGGAACATTGGATCCTTTAGCGCACTAGGGTTTCTTGCGGCAAATACCCACCATAATTTAGATGAGCCGTATAATTCGTGCGCCAGTAAATCTGGACGCAGGTGATAGCGCGGATCGATTTCAAATAACTGATCATCTCCCATACGCGGAATTTTTCTGTGATTCATAACATCTAAGCCTAAACGATATGTGCCAGTGTCGCCGTATGGACTATCCACATTATAATTTACTTTACGCGATGGCATTAAATAAAGCCTCCGTTACCGCGACCACGACCACCAATAAGATTGCCACGCGAGAATTGTTCGAATGAGAATTCTTCCGCAACTTTCAATCTGCTGTATACTGGTTCTACTGAGACTGCCATCGAAACGCTTGCTGGAATACGTGTTAGCAATTTACCTAATTTGTTTGATTCGATTTTGTTTGGTGAATCTTGTACTTTGGACTCTTCAACGAATGCTTCAATATAGTCAACTTCATCCGGCAAGTTAGCTGTATAGTTAGTTACAACGACTGGCACATTTGGCAAGAAGTGACTACCATAACCGTTCAAATATAAAATTGGTGGTGGCATGCCTGCTTGCGCATCGTTAGCCCAAAACATCTTTGTGCTGGCGCGTAAGAACATCATGCATGCTAGCAGATATTTTGCTTCCGACGGTGTTTGCGCTGTGAAATCACCAGTTATGCTAATTTGCGATACTTCGCTATTTTTGTATGTGTGGACTGGGTAGTTGCTGTGAGTAGGCGATAATTTATCGTAATCAGCACTGTATGACATAGTGATATGCGGTGTATATGGCCATACGCAACCGTTTGTCTCTTTAAGACGAGCCAATAATTTATTGTCGTCGTCGCCATACAGGTAATTAGCATTCGGTGCTATGCTTAATCGAACCCGCCAATCTGGTGGGGTGGTGTCAACACCTTGTCCCAATAGAATGCCAATAGCGCCAACTCGATCGCCGCCAGCTAATTTGTCTATAATATCGCCGCCATTATTTGTGATAGTGTCGCCGATTCCGCCTAAGTAGTCGCTTACATTAAATGCCATATATTTTTACCGTTTTTCTTGTAATGGTATTTATCTGGTGTTATAATATACGCATATAAAAAAATTCTGGTCGGTGATAACCCTGATAAATATCATCTATAATAATAAGAAAAGAGGAACCGCAATGGCTCGCAAGCATAATTATTTGAACAACAAAGACTTACTCCTAGAAATCCACAAATCCAAAAACACCTACGTATTATATCGAGATCCGTTAAACGATCATGATTTCGATATGATCTTGGATTCCGTTGACGACATTCCAGGATCATCACTAAGTGTGGTAGGCAAAGCAGACGATGGCAACGACATCGTCAAGTTAGTGCCTAATATCCAGTTAGCAAAGGAATGGAAAGCAAAGCGTACAGCAAAATTTCGTTACGACGAAGCTGTAAAGGCTGGCGAAAAGGTAAAGCAAGCAGAATTTGCTATTGACCCAGAGTCATACAGCGACGAAGACATTATTTTTCGTATTAACCAGTTTGAGCATGTTCCATTTGCTCCGCCGAAGGTATCGAAAACTAAACCGAAGCGCAAAAAGATTGTAACAAGTCCTTTACTAACTGATGCCGCCGAAGTTGAACCAGATCCAGTTAAGAAGAAGCACGTAAAATGTAACTTTCCACCGTTTTATCATTATCGCTATGAGAATGGCAAACTGATCCAGGTCGCTAAGTCGCATTGGAAAGGCGAATACAAAGACGGCGTGTTTGAAGGCGTCTTTAGCACAAAGCATGGATACATGACTGAGAAGTTGGCTATGATGTTTATGAAGTTGTGCGAGCGTTATGCTACAAAGGGCAACTGGCGCGGCTACACGTACAACGACGAGATGCGTGGACAGGCATTACTTCAACTTTCTACAGTTGGCTTACAATTTAACGAGTTCAAGTCGCAAAACCCATTCGCTTACTACACCGCAATTGTAAATAACGCATTTACAAGAGTGT